CTTGGCTTGTTGTTCTCCACAAGGATCGGCATGCCATAAAAGAAGCAGGCCATCAGTACGTCCTCAAAGAATATCTCCGCCGTCTGTGGACGTGCGATGTACTCAAGGAAGAACTCGTTCACCGGCCCCTCGTCCATGTGGAACTTGGTCAGCCCGTGAAGCGATCCGTTAGAACCACCACCACCTACGGCACCAGAGATGTCGTATGGGTCACACCCAAAGCAGCCCATGTGCTCGTTGCCAGGCTTGAACCTGCCGCCTGTCTTTAATACCTTGTTACGCTTGTTATGCTCCGGCATCCATGACACCAAGAAGCGCCCCTTACGGTCTGGAGTCCACACCACCTCTGAGTCCTTGACACCGTCTTTCCAGTGGAACGACCCGCGTGTGATGGACTGGATCTGCACCATGGTGTCGTTGTAGTCGATCTGCTGGTAGATCCTGGTCAGGTTAAACAGCGAAGACTTACTCTCGTCACGGAACGCGTGCGACTCCGTGCGTGGGAACTGACGATAGAATTCGTTCAGTGCGTCTGCGTCGCTCTTCAACGCTGCAACTTCGTTCTCCCAGTACTCTACAACGCTCTGTGTGATCCAGCTCCCGTCGATACTCTTGATCGGATTATCTGGCTTTTCAAGCACAGGCCAGCCATGCTCGTCGATAAAACCTTCAAAGTTCCACTCCATCGGAATGAACAGCGAATACAGGCCGCTCTTGGTCTGTCCGTTACTGCTTCGTTTTCTTGGGTCTGAGTCGTAGTAGATGTCCTTGAACCCAGACCCACCCTTGTCGAGCGCGTTCGAGGTAGAACCCATCATACACTTTCCGATGATTCGCGAACCAAGACGCAGACACGTCTTTGTTACACGCCAGTTATTCTCAATGTTATTTGGTGCAAGCCATTTGCCGCTATTCATGGATATTGTGAAGTCAGAAAGTATCAATCTTCTTTCATCATCATTATCCGCATCTACCTGTATTCCAAAATACTCGCCCTTTCCAATATAGTCAACGCTCATTCCACATCTTCTATTGGTATAAGACTGCTGGTAATTGTCAAATCTTTTCCTCTCAATAAGCATTGGTATTGTAGACAAGTTTCCAGCTATTGATATTCTATAAACATCGGTATCAAAGTTGCTGACTTTGTGCATTACGCTACTGCAAGACAATCCACAAGAAAGAGCAAGAGTTCTTATTTGTTCAACAAGATCTTTTCTGCTCATTCCTATTTCTATCATGTTCTTATTTTTGTCAGAACTTCCATCAGTATCTATGATGCCAGCTAATAACTGTAATCTAGTTTCTATTGAAGAGTTTAGATAGTTCGATGGTATGTGCTTATTATCTCTTACGCCTAGTTTTGACAATTCGTTGTTTATACCTTTGAACTTAAAATACACAACGCTTTTACACGTTCCGTGTTTTTTTATCTCAAACTCAAGATTTCTCATCTCGGCAATTCTGCCCAAATAAAACAATATCTCTTCGTCTTTTTCAGTGTTTACTATTATCGTGAACTCATTCTGCCTACCGTCTCCCAGCCATAACCCTAGTAGGTATGGTGGTATTGTTATGTCCTTGTCTTCAAACTCCAAACCAGAACTCTTAACGGAAAATGTATGTTGTTTTTTATATCCGCTAAGCCCCATGTAGTCTTCCGGGGTCATTATAACCCTTTTTCTTTTTGAGGTTTTAAGCTTCCCGTTGTAGCTGTATTGCTCTAGATATAATCTATGATTTCTAGAAACAACATAGTCATCTCCCCATTTTTGAGAGACCTTGTACATGTCTGTGGTTCCGCTAGTTGTTTTAACAACCGTTTTTACTACCCCACCTTCAACAATAACTTTATCACCAACGCAAATGTCTTTTATTTTCCTAAAGACCATTCCTTCGCAAAGTATCATGGTCTCTGGGTCGTAACATTCGTCATGAACCAGCAGCTTTAACTTCTCACCGTCATAGCTGTTGTCGGCCGTGTTTTTCCAGTCAATAGACGTATCAAGTCCCTCGATCTCCTCCTCGTTCTTGTCCATGTTCTTACGCGTGATTTTAGACGCGGGCACACGGTAACCAAGCTCAGTCTTTGGCTTGTCCATACCGTCCTGCACCGGCTTGAAGAAGAACGGGTAGTTGTTAGAGATGGGCACTACCTTGTCAGTGAACATGATCTTTGCATCGTTACCGGTTTTTGACAGGATGCCTAAACGAGCGTTCTTATTGATCGTCGCCGTATTAACCAGCTCAGACGAGCTCATAAACGAGAATCCCGAACGACGGTTCTTGAGGTAGCACATGCCAAAGCACCTTGTGTCTGCCTTGCACGCCTCCCAAAAGATGAAGAATATGCGGTTGGACTCACGGAACTCTGGAAGACCAATATCTATCTTGGTCCACTGCAAGTACATGTAGTGAGTGCCGGTGATGTAGGTCTTTTGCTTGTTGTTCATGAACCAGAAACCGTTGTCCCTCCTGTCGAACTCGGTCTCGATGTAGTCGATCCACTTGGTCTTGAACTCGTTGTCGTACTTGTTCCAGTCGAAGATGGTCTTGATCTTTGCGAGGTCCTTGGGATACTCCTGCGGCTGCCACTTAGCCCCACGGTTTTGGATGTCTTTTGGCATTGGCAGTGCAATACGAAGTCCGTTGACCTCGTAGACCGGCCCGATGGTGCCGTCCTTTGAGATGACCACAAAGTCGTGCTTCGGGTCCCACCCGTACTCCCATGACTTGTCCTTGTTCTTCTTGCTGAGAACCTCTGGCCTTACAACGTCCTTGAGGACTTGGTACAGCTTGGTCATTTAGAGAACCTTTCCGCAAAGCCCTTCTTAGTCTCAACAGCGTCGGGAATCTTTTTGGCCTCCGGTGCGTCGAGCATGTTTCTCTCCTCCTGGATCCGCTTGAGGATGTCAAACGCGTCCATGATGGCAAGCTTCTTTGTCGCAGCAGCGTTCTTTAACTTGTCGGCAGACAGGTCTGTCTCTGCTCCACCGTTAAGGATCGGCTCTTTAGCCACTAGTATCAGCTCCACGATGGCCTTCTCTGCGGCAGCGATGATCTTCTCTTTGAACTCTCTCTCGGTTGTCATAGCGCTACACAGATATTTTTGCTCATCATGCGGTACAGTTTCTCTCCGTCGACCTTGAACTCGTACTCGCTCTCTGGCTGAAAGCTGATCAAGTCTCCGTCTTTTAGGCCCTTTGAGTAAAGGTACTCATTTCCGTACTTAAGAATTCCTAACAATGGCTTCTCTAGGTCCGTAGACATGATTACGCCCTCGTCGTAGTTATCTACAGGCTTGACCATGCAGTACGGGTGCGGGGCTTTCCACTGTCCGTCGTGCTTGTACAAAAAGTACTGGTCGTCCTCTATTAAGAATGTTTTGTCTCTGAAGTGTGATGGCCCGTAGACCTCCTTGCCACGGATGTCGAAGTACTTTCTAAACACGTTGTGGTGTACCATCAGCGTGTCACCAGGTGTGATCTCCCCGGTGTATAAAATTGGAGTGGCGATGACCGTAGCGAATCTGTTCGTTACTGTGTGGTCCTCCTTCGATGCGCTCAGTATGAGCCCGATTTCATTTGTGTTGTCGTAAAGCTTGTCGCCAACAGGCTCTACTACAAAGCAGAGCGGTGATTTCATTTTATTTAAAAGTCTATGTCGTATTCGATTGACACCGGCATGTTGCTATTGAACGACTTCCACAGCAACACGCCAGAGTTGTTCTTAATCCAAATCTCAATGAATCCTGTGTCACGCATGATAATCAAGTCGATGGTGTACTCACCACGCAGTACTTCCTGTCCATGAAGGTAGTTCATGGCATTCTTGTAGTCTGCTCCAACCGATATCTTGCGTATGATCATAATGCAACCCAGCCAGTAGACTTGTACTGGTACGTGCCCTCGGTTGCGTCTGTTTGGTAAACCAACTGACCCAATACTGGTGACACGATAGCAAGTCTCTGTGCTTGTGTAACTTTAGGAGCTCCGGCCCCAAACGTGTAAACGGCAACTGCGTCTACTGTGGTGTTATTTGTCGCACCACCGGCAGGGGTGTTAGACATCAACAGCTTCTCGGTTCCCACCAAGGCTGTGTCGGTTGTGTAGTTATTGATGTTAGGCATTTTTTATTTCTCCTGTGCTTAGGTCGATCGTCACGTCACCGTACTTCTCGAAAAGCTCTGACTGGAACTTTGAAAGCTCCTCAGCGGCTACTTCGATCTCGAACAGTGCGCTCTGTTTCTTGGTTTTAAGTCTTGACAAAGATACTTCAATGTCAGCAATGTCTTCCTTGAGGCTCTTAACCCTCATGCTAAAAGACTTTAAGTTCTCTAATTCGTTTGATTCTAGTGTATTCATTTGCTTACAAATCTAATGATAATAATTAATAAAAGCAATATCAAAGCTGCCCAAATTGCTGTCTGCACGTCTGTCATCCCAGCCTTTACAACTTTTGGTGGCAACTGGAACGGTATTTTCGTGGTGATGCGAACGGTGTCAGACTTGC